TCCATAAGTGGAGGAATAGACTCTGGGGTAAAGAAGAACTTTCCTCTTACCCAATCATTCGGCTTTACTGCCTTGAACATGTGTGCGAGGTCCCGCATAGTTCGAACAGTAATAACCTTCTTGAATGTATCCATATGCCAACGGGTCTCCTTTGCTGGATGGAAATATAATATCCATCCACCAGAGGGTAGGGGGTCGTCAAGATTGAGGGTAGTCATGGTGGGACCCCTATATGATTATATAGGTGCCATCAACTTTTAGGCTTCTCGCTTTGTGAGAAGCCTAAAAGTGTTAGGCTCTTCTAGAGCATCCAACTTTTAGGCTTCTCACTTTGTGAGAAGCCTAAAAGTGTTAGGCTTGGGCTTTTAGGCTTCGAATTCAGCCCAGCTTGTAAACCTATCCTTTATCTTAGAATGTGTTAAAGGGATTATTAGATTTGGCTGATCGAGAGTCATTAACCGTATAGAATATGAGCGAATCTTTTCCTCGCTGAGAAGATAACCTTTCGATAGGAATAAAACTAGAATAATCTCATAGACACTCGGGACAGATGACCATCTAAGACTGTGAAATGTCTCAGTCGCATCGATTACAATATCATTAGAATCGATTATTTCTGCTGTAACAACATCTTCTAGCCCACGCTTAATAGGATTCCCAAGGGTCCATGTGTTGTAAAAGACATTTGTTCTGGTAGAAAAAGAGAGGACGCCATGCACATCAGATTTTGTGACCCATGGAACAGCATTTTCTTGTAGAAAGACCCAAATATCTGGTTTCTGCGAATCTACCGCAGCTGTTAGTGCCTTCTTTCCTGATTCATACAATGTATCAAAAATTTCTAATATAGTATTCAATAAAGAAAGCATATAGAGCATCTCTCTTAGATGAATATTATTCTTCTTTATGCTCAACACTTTGGCTCTGGAAGACACTCTGGTTCAGGTATTGGATTTTCAACTGGTGGAATTTCGGTCGCCGTGAGTTTTGGTATACAGGTCGATGGGGGAGGAGGTGGTGGTGGAGGTGGGGGTGGAGGTGGTGGCGGAGGTGGATCGCAACAACAGTCGGATTCATTTTTAGGAGAAATTCTCTTTACAAAATGCCCATCTTTTTCAACTGGCTTCTCTGGAACACATTCTTCAGCTAGAAACGATCGACTCAATAGAAATATTGCAATAAAGATTATAGGGACAACTAGGGTCGCCATTGCGATTTTCTGTCCAACGAGTAAGCATACTCCCCATAATAATCCTGTTACACAAATCCCCATAGCACCATGATATGCTAACAATGAATATTCTTTCTGTATTATATCAAATATTAGTAATCCTATGAAAAAAGCACCAACTATATTAGCTGGCCAACACATTCTTATAAGTCTCTATAAATTTATCAGCCCTCGCCTAAGGCTACGCCTTACCACAGGTTGGCGTCTCCCTACGCCTTACCACAGGTTGGCTTACGCCTTAGCATACTTCAAGACCTTCTGCTTCTCCTCACTCCAGATACCGATAGGCGAATCGTCCAAATCGCCATCCGCACCTACTTGGTATACTTGGTTCTCAGTATCTCTGAAATAGGTAACGCCCTTATACTCAAACTCATCAAGCTCTAGAGCTTCCTCAGCCTCCTCCTCTTCCTCGACCTCCTCCTCGACCTCGACCTCAGCCTCCTCATCAGCCTCCTCGACCTCGACCTCCTCAACATTGTTGGCCTCAGCATCTTTCATGTTTACATCGGCCTCTGTGCAGTCGGCATCATCCTCGTCGAGCTCAGCATCCTCCTCATCCTCTGTGCCTTCGGCATCAGCGTCATTGGCATCGATCTTATACACGTTTCGAGTCTCAATCAGTCTCTTGAACAAGTCATTGCTATCAGACTCCTGAACAGCACTCAGAGAACCGATACTAGTCTTACGCTGTAACTCAATTCCTGAAAGAAACTCCTTATTAAGAAGCTTAGAAACAGTGTCTTCAAGACTTGCGACACGCTCGGTTAGAGTCTTAACAAGATCGGAAACATTATCCTTCGCATCAGTCCAGACAACAACATGCGTTGGCTTATCCGTGATCGTTAGATTAAATGACATTGGACTTTGTCATTTAAACTAATTCGCAATCAATTTTTGAGCCTAAGCCTAGCCTCCTTTTGGAGGCTACAAAGGCCAAAGCCTAGACTCCCTTTGGAGGTCGCAAAGCCTAGCCTCCCTTTGGAGGCGGCCGCCTACGGCTAGCCTCTTTTTACACTTATCTGAATACACGCATCAAGTGTGCTCTCATGATCCTTCAGTGGCTTAGACCGCTTCAAACGTAGAGCACCACCCTGCTCGCTCCAAGCCTTGAATCTGTCCATCGAGAATCCCTGAGTAAAGGTATTTTGTAGAGAAGAGTCGTAGAAATCAATGGGCTTCGTATCAAGAGTTCCAAGAATACTAACCATTGGAGGAACCTGAACATCAACACGGATGCGATTATCAGCAATAATCTTACGGAACTCCTCGATCGCGTAGATTCCACCATAGGCCTTTAGTGACTCTCGAGGAGGTGCTGGATATAGTCTTCCTGCCGACTTATACATTCTGTGTAAAAGGGACATTCTCTCCCATCTCACGTGTGAGTCTAAGTGCTCATATAGAAGATATCCCAGAGCACAGGCAGCTGAACAATAATTTCCATATACATGAAATCTGCTATTCTCCTCCTTTACTGGCAAGAAGTAAGGAGATCCCTCGAAGGCGTGCGTGCACCAGAAACACTGGATATCCGTAGTGGCAGGAGGAACAAAGGTCTCACCTGTGGCCACGGAATAACATGATAGAAGCTGTTGCTTCTCAATCTTTTCATGTAGATAATTTGGCTTCTCGACCTCTTTCTTTTCAATCTCTACCTTCTTCTCGACCTTTACCAGTCCTAGGCCCTCGAATGTTGGCTTTCTCAGCTGTTCCTCAAGGCTCATCTTCCATCCATCTAGCTCAACACCGATCTGATTCTCGTCTGAACACTTCTCGGAATTTACCTGAAAGTATGTCTGATCTCCGTCATAAGGCTGGACCTGTGGGGGAGGGCTTGGGTCATACTGAAAGCCAGCATCATTGAAGCAGACCTCTGTGCTGTTAAAGGGAAAGTGGACAATAAGGGGGCGTCTAGGCTCTGGGGTGAAATCGCCGTCGATGCCCTCTGATGTTACAACCGCCACCACCTGTATTGGCTTAGCTGTCTTCTTGGCACGCTGCTTCTTCTCCTTCTCCTTGGGCTCTACTACTGGGACAAGCTCTACCGCATCTACAGTCGCATCTACAGCCTCTGCAGCCGCATCTGCAGCCGCATCCGCAGCCACATCCGCTGTAGCTATAGAATCCGTCTTTTTCTGGCGAGGCTTTCTAACCTTTGGGGCAGATGACATGTCTAATCTCTTTTACACAGATTTCTTTAGACAACCCTGAGGGTAAAGGGCAATGGCCTAGGTTAAACGGCTTTTATGATTATGTCAAGAGATGGCGGTTGTGTTAAAAGAAAAGGATCTGCCAAGTATTCTTCAAACAATGATCAATAATGAAGAAGCACGTTCTCATCTTCTTTTTCTCGGCCCACCAGGCTCAGGAAAGACAACCGCCGCCCAAAGCTACGCGGTCGCACTTCACGGAAAGACTTCCAATAAGTTCGCCAGCCTCCTTTTCTTAAATAGCAGTGATGAGCGTAGTTTAGAAACCATCCGCCAGAAAATCTACCCCTTCGTCGAAAGCCGCATGCAAAGTCTTTTCTTTGAATCTGGAAAGGCACCGCCAAAACTCATTATCTTCGACGAGGCCGAAACACTCACAGATCAAGCACAGTGTGCTCTGAGAACTCTCCTACAGCGTTCAACTAAAGATGTAATTATTATCTTTATCTGTAATTCCCTTTCACACATTCATCCCCAGATTCTAAACAAGTTCATGATTGTCCCCTTCGGTCCCACAAATTCTGGGCGTCTCCAAAAAATCTTACAGACCACTGTGCCCCGTCTAGATAGTCTATATCGACGTGGAGATATCCGTTTCTTCAAGCAATGCCCTGATCAAAATAAGAGCATCACTACGTTTTTATTTTCGATTATGCACGCGGCCAGCAAAGCAGAACTCTATTCAATCATCTCCAAGCCTGGAACACCCTTTCGTGAACGTATAACATGGTTCCTCCTTTTTCAACAAAGTGTATCGACTATCACCACAAAAGAAATCTCACTCTGGTCAGCACTCACATCGTCCGATACACAAGCATATCTTGATGAGGAATCTTTAACAGACGTGCTATACAAGCTATGGTGTGGTCGAATGTCAGAATTTTATTCTATTGGAAATTAATCACCTTGGATTATCTATCTAATAATAGATGCCAACTAGAAAGTTAAAAAGGCGTATGAAAGGCGGTGCATATAATTCTACTAAACCACGGTTCTTGTATATTAAAACAAGAAATCATAAATCAGGGAAGACAGGCAGAGTTATAAAAAATATTAACGATGAGCATATTTTAGCTGAATTTAATTATCCAAAAACGGTTGAAATAATAGAAAAAAGATATCTTAATTCACTTGGTGAGCCGTGCGAAAAGAGTTGTGCTACATGTGGCTGTATTCCGTATGGCACATCAGAAAAAGATATGCTATGTGATTCAATACCAGGCCATCCTGAAAGACCAAGTTCTATCGTAGAATATCATTATAATTCTAACAATAATTATTATAGTAACAGGAGAAAAAAAGAAAAGTATAATTCTAATAAAAAACAATATGATACTATGATGAAAAGATATATAGACTATGCGAGTGATCATTCAGTTAAACAAGGAACATATAAGATTGAACCAATAGATTATCCACTTTATACATCATGGTTGGCAACGTGTTCAGCCCTAATGTTAGATATTATAAATGATAGACAAAATATGCATTTTTTGACTCATATTGATGGAGGTGAAAGTGAATTACAGATAGCTGAGATGATATCGGCAATTATGTCACATTGTGACTCGAGAGAATGTATTAGAAATATAAGAATTTGGGCAGGAGCTGGATCTAATAAAGAACGAGGAATGGTTTTGAATAATCCAAATGTTATATCGATGCCTGTTATTATTAGAGTATTACAGGGATTGGATCTAATTGATATAAGAGACGAAGACAAAATTTATTATAGGGGAACTGACGAGGAAATTCCAGTAGTCAAAACATGCTTTAGACATTTTGTTGGGAAATAGCGGGCACTACATTAAAAGTGACGACGTCTGAACAAACCACTAAAGTAATGGAAACAAACACCTATTACACAAACAATAAGGGATCCTATTCAGAATTTTGTGAGGAAATCCAAGATTACTTACCGAAGGCGTATAAGATTCTTGTGAATGATAGGGTGTATACTGGGGATGTTAATAGCCTTTATAATTTAGAGGCCGATACAAAGATTAGCATCTTTATGTATAACTGGATTGTAAATCTCTACTATAGCCATTGGCAACAGATGATTACGGTGTATTATTCATCGACCCAATAGATGCAGAATATATCCCATCATTTTTACGGAACAACGAGAAATATTTTAGCAGGTGCTGGCCTATGTTACTCAGTTCAAAGGGAGAAATATCTTGAAGTTCCTCTTACTATATTTTTTCCTTCCATTTACGCTGGTTATCATCTGTTTAAAAATAAGGATGACCTCGTAAACTTTATTAGGGAGTTTAAAAAATGATTTCAACCCCCACCTAAAAAGCAACTCACAATGAACGCCGATGCCCTCACAATAGGTAAGCTCCGCATATCAACAATGGTAGTAACAGCCCATCTCGGAACAACTATTAATCTACTAAAACTCATGGAGCTCTTCCATGAGAAAGCCATTCCACTATCATGGCCTTCTCAGGGATTCCTCAAGCTTGAATATAAGCCCATTCTCACACTGAAGCCGAACGCCACTCCCCAGGAGGAGCTGAAGGCCAAGCAGAAGGCGAAGGCACAGGAGAAGATTGTCATCGGGACATGTGTTAGAGATGAGCTGACGAAGCGGAAGAAGTCAAAGAATATCTTCTTTAATCAGTCGACACTCGTTGTGCGTCGTCAGAATGGTCTGGTCGACGGCAAGCCCTTCTTCAAGGAGGTCAATATCAAGCTATTCAAGAATGGCGGTGTTCAGATGACAGGAATTCCCTCTGACACATTCGCCCAGGATACCCTCGCCTGGCTCGCAATCGAGCTATCGAGCTTCTCAAAGCCGGTCCTAGATGGCAAGGCTGCTCCTCATCGGTATAGCATCCAGCTAATCAACAGCGATTACCAGATTAATGGAAATATCAATCGCGAGAAGCTCCATGAGATTCTCGTGAACGAGTATAACTTGTTCAGCAGCTTTGAGTCGACCATTTACCAGGGCTGCGACACAAAGTATTTCTACAACGAGGCGGCACCGGCTGATGCGGTGGAGGGTATCTGCCCCTGTGGAGAGATGTGTGCTGGGTCGGGTGATGGGCGGTCACTGGGACAGTGTAAGGAGATCACCATCAGCCCCTTTCACACAGGCTCCATTATTATCACAGGTGCTCGCCGCTTTGAGCAGATTGAGAAAGCATATGTCTTTATGAATAAGATCTTAAAGAAACACTGTGGAGAGATCATCAAGCCGATTGTTCCTAAGGCCGCAAAGGCTTCTTCTTCTTCTTCGTCACCCGCTTCGGCTTTGGTTTCTGCTTCTGCCTCTTAGATCTGCCACCTTCCTGCGTAGGCGACGCTACGCTAGAGCTAGGAACTTCTACAACGGAAGGCTCAGGTTCAGGAGCAGGAGCCTCAGGTTCAGGAGCAGCTACGCTGGGTTCAGGCTCAGGGGCAGCAGCAGGAGCTTCAGGCTCAGCCGCTACGCTGGGTTCAGGAGCAGGTTCAGCAGCTACGCTAGCCATATTCTCATCGCTATCATCAACACGATCTGCTCCAAAAATATCTGAGAATATATTTTGAGCATGTTTTTTATAACCCATCGTGCTATACGCAATATAAGCTATGATACGCACATCGTTGTCAAGCGTTAAACTCTTTAATAATTTTTCAACTTCTTCTCTTCTCAAATCTTCATCATCAGATTTTGCGATAACGAGAGCCTTCAGAGCTTTTGACATGTTATCGTCACCCGTTATAGCCGCTTCAGCTTCCTTATATTTTTCCTTTGTATCTTCATTAATCAAATTTACTACTTGTTTATTTTCAAAAAGAGGCGGAGAGGCCATTCTAAGTTCCCATGCGGATTTTTATGCCTAAGACTTGCCGAAACTCCCGACAGAAATGTCCCAGCCCTCTGTTGCTTCAAACCCCCCTGCCCAGGAAGTCCTCCCTGGCACGTCTGTTCTCCTACAGGCGGCCAAGCTCGCTATGGCCCAGGACAAGCCAATCCAGCTCGATTACTATGCCGAAAGTGTAACTGGAAAGGCCTTCATTGGTGAGGACTCCGAGACGAAGGAGAAGATGCTTGTGAAGTCGACCGAGGAGTTCACAAGCCACATCCAGAAGGTCTATGGGGTCGGAGAAGATTACATTGTCATGACAGAGAATTCAATCTATATCGTCAGTGGCAAAACCCAGAAGCGTCGTATCCAGCCGAACTCCCTGCGTAGCGATTAACTTCTAGCACCCTCCGCCTAAACTCATAACCACCTTTGAATAAGATGGAACAGATGGAAGAGCTCGATGTGAACATGGATGAGCTCGATATAGGTGACATGGATATCAAAGAATATTCACTCGACGATCTGAATCAATTGAAACACCTTTTTACACAGTCCCTAGATCACTACACCGGCTTGCTAAAGAATGAAAAGCTAATGGCAACCTTGAAGGATGGAGATCTCTTGGCCTTGCGGCTTTGTTTGAAGGAGACAGAAGATCAGATTAAGGAAATTGACGATGCGATTGCCTCACACAAAAAATGAATAACCCTTTAACATAATTGTAAGTCTAGCCATGGAAAGCACACAAGGAATACACACTATACAAAGGCAAACAACATTAGACATTTGGACCAAGTCAACCCTTGAGCTTCTGGATGATCTTCCCGTCGCTGCAACAGTTCAAGAATTCTCATTGGGTGTTCTCGGATCTTCCGATGCGTCATATTGGAACACAAACACGATTTCCGATATAATTAATCCAATTATATCTGAAGTTGGGAATATACCTAAGTCTCTGAGTATACCAGCTAAGGGAATTACCTCATTCTTGATACAAGCATGGGGTGAGAGACAAAATATCACTTGTAAGTCCGTTGATTCTGATTGGATTCGTCTCGGGAGAAAGGCAAGGGCATTACAAGATAGCCGGATTATTAAGGATTCTTCTCATTTGATATTCTTTGTCGGAAGTCGATCGGATTACTATGAAAAGATAGTAATCCGAGAGGCTAAGAAAGGCAAAATCGTCTATAAGGATGATGGGAAGACTAGGGAGCTTGTTCAGTGGGTTTTATAACCCACC